AAATCTCCATATTATAAAGTGTGTGCGGATGTGGTTGTTACTAACCCTGGCGGTGTTATACCTCCACACAACCATTCTATCCCTTCGGTTTCAGTGCAGAACGCAAAGCCTTTATCGCCTGATTCCTCTCCCGCTGCTCCGCTCGGCGCTCCGCTACAGATAAGAACACCTCTTCCTTCCCCCTGATCTTAGAAATCTTTTTCATAATTTTTTTGACTGTTGGTTTCACTGCTTTTAGCAAAAGATCTGCTAATGGTTTTGCGGCAAGTGCTGAACCTGTGGCAACAACAGCAATACCACCAGTCGTCATTACTGCACCAGGACTAGGAAGTCCAGCAATGATCTGGGTAGGTAAAGGAACTTTCTCGGTAAGTTGGATACATTCGTTACCTATAAGTTTATATCCAGTTACTTTTTTTCTATATCCTTTAATGAATGTTCCAACAGGTTCTTTTGCATCCTGTGATGGTGTTGGGCACAAAACATCAGCAGTTTGTGTTTCTTTATTTGGTATCTGTGGTGCTTTAGGTATCTCTGGTGTTTCTGGTGCTTTATATTCTGGTCTTTTTACTGTTGGAGTTGGTATATTATCTTCACTAAAATCCATCGGATTAAATGATGGTATTGTTCCATCACAATAAGTCATAACGCCATCAGGATCATCCTGAGCCAGTGTTTTACTTTTACCAGCATCAGGATGTGATTCCACACAACCGGGAAGGTTAACGATAGGTGTCCCAATATTTTGAGTGACTGGGACAACAGGTGGGATTGCTTCTGGATATCTCATCAACCAATCAGGAATAGATGGTATATCTAAATTTCTGATTTGGATTTCTCTAATTTCAGGCATCAATCATCAGTAAAGAATTTCAATATTGATGAGTAGAGATGGTAGAAAAAGACATAGAGAAAAAATGTTTTCTCAGCATCTCTGTTTTTTCTTCTGGTTGTAGTCATAATAAAATCTTAACATCTATACTATGTATAGAATTACAATCCAGGAATAGCGGGTTTTGTGTTGAGAATACCACCAGTGGCACTAGGCATCTTAGGCATAGCACCTTGAATCATACCAGGAAGTGCTCCTGCTACGGTTTCTGTGACTTGTTTAATTGCTTGCTCCTTGGCACTTTCAATAATTGCATCCTTATTAAGATAAAGATAAGCACCACCAGCAACAACGCTAAGTGATACTAAACCAGATAAAAGTGCTACTGCATTTACTAATTTTTGCATTGAATTACTCCACTAATGTACCGTGTGCTCTGCGGATCTCTCTGAGTTCCTCAAAGTTCTTTTGCTTGGTTCCACCATCGTATGCCCAAGCATATCCCTCTTCAATCATCAATTCGTTGAGAGAGACTTCTTCATCTCCAATGTAAAGCCATCCCAAGAGTCTACCGTATTTACCAACACCCCCATCAAGCTCAGTCCTAATAATGAGATCATCATCACCAGAGATAGCACCATCGAGTTTGTCTTTGAGCCAGTTGGTTGCGTCGTAACCAAGTGCCTTCTCTTCGAGATCGCGTGTTCGTTTCTCTGGCGTATCGACTCCTGCAACTCTGACCCTTTCTTTCTTATAAAGATCGAAACCCAAGTCAATAGTGACATCGATTGTATCGCCATCTACAACTCTATTTATTTCTACAACTCGGAAGTTATAACAACTCTTCCGACTTGGTGGTGTCATTGCCTCCATTACTTCTTACCCCCGTTTTTAGCTTTCTTCGCTGTCGCATTCCCCGAGAACTGTTTGGACTGTTTGCCCTTCTTCTTTGCTTTGAGTCGTTTGGACATCCTCTTCCATCTCCTGAAATGCGAGGCGTAAGATATATATCACACAATATGCCGTAAATGCGAGTCCGCAGCATAAAAGAATAATCACAGACCAGACTGGATCGTTTATATCTTTCATCGCCACTTTTTATAATTTAATGATATATCATTCCAATCACCATCTACCAAGAAGGGTGCTTGAATACGAACTTCATCAAGACCTTCAATATCAGACGCTTTGATTTCAACAGTAGGTTCTTTCTTTTCCTCTTCTTCCCACTGTTCAACTATTTCTTCTGCTTGTTTATCAACATCCGCCATTTCTAATTGAACTTTACCATCAACCCACTTTACCCATAACCAAGATATCACACCTATGGCAAGATAATTGATGGGATACTTTTGTTTCTGTGCCCACCGATTTGCCTTGGTAAACCAAGTATCTTCACCACCCCATTGATATTCAAACTTATATTCAATTAGTTTTTCCATCAGTCACAGTCCTTCATTGAAGTAGCAATTTCTCCGCCAATTTCAGATCCCTTTTCTTGACCAAACATTGCTACCCATCCAGCAGCAACCCATCCAATATAAGGAATACTAGTAAACCAAGGAGCAGCAGCGGCACCCATACTAGCACCGACTATTCTTCCCGTTGACTCTCCACCACCTTCCGCCTTGATGCATTCTAGGTTTTGAGCAGTCAACTTTCCCACTTCACCACCTCGGAGATGAGTTGCTCCGTCCATGGTGTACTGTTCCTGTTGAACTATCTTGGTGTCTCCACCAATACCAAAGAATCCATTCTTCTTCACAATAACTTTATCCTTACCCATTACATGAGGAGAGTTAGCACGATACTGAATACTGTATCCGTGCTTCGATGCCTCTACCTGATAAGCAGTATAGTCACCGACAGGTAAATTGATAATGGGTAATTGATCTTTTCTTATCAGGTGTCCGAGAACTCCCAAGTGTGCTACACCAAACAAAACCCCCACAGATAGTGCAGTCCATCTAAAAGATAATTTTGGTGGTGTAGCATTGAATTTCATTTTACCATTCCTTAAGTTTATTATCCAAATCCCGTAGTTCGGAATAGTACTCACATGGATATTCAATTGCAAGTGGTTTATCAATCATCATTAGATCGGTTCGGCACATGCCCTCACCGATTTCCATATGTCCAACAATAAACATAGTTAAGAGTAGCATTTTACTATACCGTAGGCATTACAGGAGGTTCTCCGTCTTTCTTAGGAGCAGGAGCAGTTGCGATTTGAATTGGTGCTTGCTCAATACGAATAGTTTGAGCAGGTGCAGTTTGTGCGGCAGCAGCAATCAATTTTTCTAAATCTGCTTTGGATACTCCACCAGCACCACCCATCTTCATTGTACCATCACCAGATTTCTTAGCAGTTTGGACTCCAAATGTAGCTAAAACTCCAGTGAAGACTGATGCGATGAAAGTGGGATCAAGTTTTTGCTCAGGAATACCACCAGACCAGATAAGGATACCAAGTCTGACCATAGTGCTGATTGCTTCCAACTGACCTTCATGGTCATCGGCAGCTGCTTTTATTTTACCAAATAAACCTTTTTTCTTCTCTTCTTCTTTGGCAACTTCTTTTACTTCTTCTGGCATTTAACAAGAGCAAGGCTCTTATATTTAGTTGATAAATCCCTCTTCTCTCAACCACTTCTCAGTTAATGGTGTTGGTTTATAAATCTCCCACATTTTACCAGTAGCACATGCTTCCAGTGCTTTAGAAGTCATACCTTCCGTCTTACCTGCCCACTTTGCTTCTGCTTCCCAGGGCACGGCAGATTTTGGATAAGATTTCTCTACAATCTCACGCCAGATTTTAGGGACATCTTCTTCTGGTTTGATAATAGCGATCATACTATTATCGATAGTTCCAGCCATACAATCTTGTGCAGCGTGCCAACCTTCGTGACGCATCACTGTCATAAGCACATGAGGACGATGCATAAAAGCATCATTCAAATAAAAATTGTTGGACACCGTATGATAAACACCACGATGCCCAACAGGGAAATATTTTTCTGCTCCTAGAAAAACCATAACTCCGATCTTATCAAGGGATACCAGCATCGAGTCAAACTCGTCAGCAATAAGATCAAAATTAGAATTAGGAAACTCTTTACGAATATCGTTGATACTCTTGATTCGTCGGACATCTTTGGTGCATTCTCGTGTAATCATGCAACCCATAGAGTCCATACTATAGAATCCTTTCTTAAGTTTTTGTTCCTCGGCATTAACGGGAACACTCATTCCATGTGCTAGTCCAAAAAGTAAACCAGCAATAATAGCATTTTTCATACTGTGTAATACGCCTGATAGTATTTAACCAACCCAAAAGTATTCATATTTCCTTGTGATACCCAGTCGTGAGCACACTCATAGATTGATTGATTTGAGTATACTGGTTCTCCTTCACTATCCAACTCACTACCAAACCTTGTTAGTAATAGGTTAAGTGCTTGCTCACGAAGTTTCATTCTTTCGTCAGAATAACGCCAATCTTCATTCATTTAAACTGCCCCATACCAGTACCAGAGTTCCAACCACCAGAACCAGACTGGAAGTTTTCGGACCCACCAGGAAGTTCTTCTTGCCAAGTGCCCCAATACTTGGTGACACGATCATACATCTGTTGATGAATATCCTCTGCTTCCTTTTTAGGTTGTGCTGCCTCAATAAATTTTTGCTCTTCAATCTTTTGAGCAACATGCTTTTCGTAGGCAATAACTTTTTCGGTTTT